TGCATCGCTACAGGTACAAGGGAAAACCACTAGAAGACTTAAAGAAGGCACAATGGTATCTAAATAGGTTAATAGAAGAAATGGAAGGAAGTTAATATGTGGAGCGCAATTCTACTTGTTTGTTTGAGTGAAGGTCTCTGTCAAGCATCTATAGACCCTAGAATACATCCTACAGAGGAACTGTGTCAAATGTCAGTGCAAGTAGGCGCTAAACATTTTTATGAACAAGGTTGGGTGATAGCTGACTTTCGATGTTTAAACTGGAGAGACAAAGATGAGGAAGCCTAACCCAATGGCTAAGGATCTTAGACAACCTAAGTATAGGTCTAAGGTAATCCCTGATAAGAAAAAGCCAAAACTATATCGTAAAGCTAAACACAAAAAAGGCCCCTTGCGGGGCCTCTCTTTTTATGTAAGCTCGAAATGTGGAGCGTCTATGAATGGTCTTTTACCCTGAGATCGTCTTAGGTCTACATAAGCGTTCATAGCATCTTCTGCAGTGTTGTTGTTTTCCCACCAAGAGGCTAGATCATCTATATGCCATGCAGCCCCCCAACGCAAATTAGTGACGCCTAGATCAGCAGCAGCTTCTGCCATAGCATCTGCAATTTCATCATAGAGATTAAGTTCCCAACGACCACCAGATCCAGCTACATAAGCCATAAGGTCTACAGCTTTACCTTCAAGGTGCTTGCTCTTCATTGTCTGTGAGGCACCTTTAGCAACTAGGGCCTCTTGTTCTTGTTTGGTTCTTCTACCACAAATCACTGAGAAGTCTTGTTTGGTGAGAGAAATGGCACGTTGCACAATATCTACAAGTGTTTCATTTACGCCTAGTAGCCTTTCTTCGCTTCTAGCGCCAAGTTTAAATGTCATCGGATTTCTTCCTTTGAAAGATTGAAGTGAATAGGTTCCCAAACCAGATTGCGATACTTGTTGGTGTTGGCAATAGCCACCCAAGCACAAGCAAGAGGATGACCCAGATTGGTATATTTGTGTTTGATATCTTAATTGTCTCGACGTTTTCGGCCTCGACTTCCTTCTCTGTTGTAACGATGTCCCTGCCAGCTTCTTGTCTATTTTGTTGTGCGACCACTTGTTGTGTATTTTCTTTTCCCGCCAAGACGTTTGCATTAACAGTAGGGCCTCCACTATTGCTTAAAGGATTAAGATAAGAAAGGGGTCCACAACTACTTAGAACTAGAGTTGCTACCACCAGAAGGCGCTTTACCATTTACATATATTCCATAAAATCCTGCCCCAGCCCCCACGATTACGCTAACGAATCCTGCCTGAGCGTTTGAGGGATCAGGGAGAGCCATAAACCAAGTTGTTGTGTTATAGAAAGCAATCCCGTAAAGTGTGAGGATCATGCGAGGCCATATACGCCACTTGTCTAACCATTCTGGTGTTATTTTCATGCTACTACAAAGTCCACTATTTGTGCTGATTGATATTTAGCTTGATTATGCGGGTGGTATGCGTAGGCTGTTTCATATTTGTAGTCTTCTGCTTTTCTGTCAACAGATCTGTGGGTCTCTTCTACAATACGTTCTTTCTTATTAGGGAGAGGTTTCACTTTATCGAAAGGCATTAAAGGTAATGGTAAATAGCCAAGCAATCCTAGATCTACAGTCATTGATTAGCCAACCATACAAATCCTACAAGGCCACCTATAAGAACAACAAACACAACAATACCCACAGTCCACTCTATTATAGCTTGTTTTATTTCCATGCGTCTGTGTTCGTGTTCTCGTTTCTGTTTACGTAGGTCTGCTTCTATCTCTAGTATTTCTTGCCATTTTGATGGGCCATACATGACGGATATGTAGTCTTTTAGCTCCTGCCTCATGGAAGCAGCCTTCTGTTTGGCTGCAAAGATTTCCATAGCTTGTGCTTCTACTCCACCACCAAGAGCCTTATACCAAGGGGGCTTCTGGTTCTGACGATCAGCAAAATCAAGATCAGCTATTGCACCAGCCCATTTAGAGAGTTGACCTCCCATATCCTGCAGATCTTTGCCAACGGCAATACCTTTCTTGAGATAGCCGAAAGCAGCGGTAGCGGCTGAAATCGCCGTTATGGGATCTATCATCGACGCTCAATTATCCTATCCAGTTTGGCGTCGAGTGCTTCTAGTCGGTCTATTATTCTATTCATGTCACTTTGGGCTTCTGCTCTAGTGACGTACTCCTTAGCGATCTCTTCTCTTGTCTTGTTAAGGAGAACCTGTATTCTCTGTACTTCAGAATACATGTTCCTACAGGCCCAACCCAACAAACTTAATAGGGCAGTTAATCCAGCGGTCCAAAGTATATCATATTCCATTATTCTGCCCTAATTTGATAGTTATTCTGCTGCTATCTCTTCTGGTATATTCTCTAAGTCAGATTTTAACATATCCAGAAATGCTTGGCGACCCACTCTTAGTTGCATTAGATTAAATTCCGCAGAGGAAATTTTGCTATCCAATGATCCAATGTGATTAATGCAAGCCTTCGCATGGTCTGACAGTTGATCTTCTGTGTAGTCTACATCGTCAATCGTAATGACCTTTTTTTCTTCAGTCATGTTGATTTCCTTTCTGTGTTATTCAGCGGCCCACGGCACTCCCGCTGCGCTGGTTGGGTTTTTGTCAGCTTCAATCTTAGCAGCAATCGCCGCTTCAACATCTTCCTGACCGACTTGAGCTTGCGCCCACGCAATACAGTTGGCCTCAGTTACGCTATCGTAAGCAATGAAACCATCCGCATCAGCATCTGGTGAGTGGCTAGTTGTGCCATAGGATGACGCTGAGTAATCACCGTCCACGCCTGTGCAACGCCAGTGTATGACAGTGATACCACCGTCAGATAAGTTACGTTCTACTGTTGGAATACTCCAAGTATAAGTTACAGCCATGATTATACCTCCTGTGCTGCTAGATGTGCAGCATAGGCTGCTTTAACTTCGTCTGTGTGAACCACGTTGCAAATGTTCTGCACCTCTGTGCTTTCACCTGTGATGTCTGCATCTGGTGCGACTACATGGCGGTGGTAGCTACGGCTGATCTCTACGCCGTCACGCTTGATGACCGTGGCTGTACGCACCTGAACGTGCTTGAAGTCGCCTACGATCTCTATTTTGTCTTGTACTGTTTCTTCTGTAAGTGCCATCGTTTATCTCCTTTGGCTATGGACTGTCTGACCCAAAGCTATGCAATGGGCTATGCTGATGTGGTGTAAGTGCAAGTAAATGCCATGCGTGTTGAGTTCTTAACATCTGAGGCCAAAGCATAAGATAGGCCGCCAATCTTGCCAGCGTCATTTTTGTACACCTCTAAAAGAACTGTTGTAGTGTTAAACTGCAAAAACCCTGTTGTCGGTGCGCCGTTTCCTGCGGTATTAAAATCCTGTTGTTCCGATAAACTTAGAGTGCCTCTAGCAGCAAGTGAATTTGATATAGTAAAAGGAAGGCCATCCAATATCAAATTACCTGTACCACCAGTAATTCCACTGCCACTGAAATAAACCCAGCCAGTTAAATGCACCATGTTTCCAACTTTTGTATAGTAACCAAGTTGATCAATATAACTTTGCGTTGGATTTGTGGTTGATCCTGTAAGAGTAGGCGTCCAAGTCCCCTCCTCATAGTCATCCAGCTTATTAGCCGACCCAGTGCCGCCAAGGTAGACACCGCCAGAGAGGTAGAGGTCTTTGAAGCGAGTTGAACTGTCCCCCAGATCAATAGCAGCATCACGACCACTCCCATTAGATGTTGCAGGATAAATCCTATCCAGCGACCCGCCTGTGTCAAACATAGTGAGGCCAACTGTTCCTGAATGGATGTAAGTTGTTCCAGATAGTGTCCCAATACTCCCCACAGGGGAGCCGTCTTTCTTAAAGATAGCAATAGCGCCATCTGTTGTGATTCTGTTTAGTGCTATCGCCGCATCGTTTGCATTTGATGCAAGCATAATACCGCCAACCCCAAGCACGATACCTTCCGATGTTCCTGTAGTTGGGTTTGTATCAACAGTCCCCACCAGAAAGTTACCGCTGCTGTCGAACCGTGCATACTCCGTGGTACCAGCGTTGTTCTCAAAGATGGTATCGCCATGAATAGAGCCAGAGAGGTAGAGGTCTTTGAAGCGGTTGCCTGATGTGCCTATAGATATGTTTCCATCATCTGAAGCGCTGTTTTTTCTTGGCTGAATAGTGTTTCCAGACGTAAACAAAAGACCAGAAGAGTTTGCTCCACTAGCCTCAATATACAATTCACCTGTAAAGGGTGTCCCAATACTCCCCACAGGTGCACCGTCTTTGGCTAGTGTCAAAATACTGCCATCGGAGGAAAGGCGGTTCAAGTACAATGGCTCACCGCCGCTGCGAGTGTGATAGGCAAAGCCAGCACTAGTTAGACCATGACCTGTGGTGGCGGAATTATTAGTCGTCTTACCCACCAGCAAGTTACCGCTGCTGTCAATGCGCATGGCTTCTGTGTAAGATGTGCCAGTATTAAATGTAATTACACCACTATCTAGAGCTAACTCAGCCGAAGAATTTGTAGGCGCATAGGTGTTTCTTATAACTGATTTTGTCGTTCCTGAATCATAGTGATCAATAAGAAGTGCGTAACCTGTGTTACCACCAAGATAAATGGAACCTGAACCATCTCGCGCAGAAGAATTAAGAGCGGAATAACCTTTGCTGGTAATGGTGCCATTGGCATCTATGCGCATGCGTTCTGTGTCGTTAGAGCCAAAAATTAAGGCGTGATTAGTGGTTGTTTTTAGAATCGTGCCGCCACTAATTGACCTAAACACACCTGTGTGCGTACCATCAGTCAATCTGTATCCGTCACCCGTAGAGCCAGAAATATCTACCCTATCATTAATCGAAGTCGTCCCAATGCCCAAACTCTCAGCACTCGCATCCCAGAAGAACTTTGCCGTGGTGCCTGTGTCCTCGTAGAAGCTGATGTCTCCGTTATTGTCGATCTTTAGTGCATTAAGGTTAGATGCGCCATATTCAAACTCCAATGCCCCACCAGAACTGTTGATACGGTTTTGAGCATTACCGCCATCCTTCATAATCAAAGAAGAAATTTGACCAGCACTACCTGACCGAATTAACTCAAGAGTTGTACCAGAGGTAGACGTTATTTGTGCAGTACCACTACCATCCACAGTCAGCCCATCGCTGGTCAAAGTCCCTTGAATATCCAGATCACCCGTCATAGTATCGCCAGTAATCCTGACAAAGCCTGTGGCAGTATCTAGCGCATTCTTAAATTCATCTATCGTAATGCTTTTCGTCAATCCCGCAGAGGTATCAACGATCACAAGCTGGTCATCCGTGGCAACTGTGGCCCCCGTTAGCGCGTCTAATTCAGATATTTTCTTGTCAGCCATGATATTCTCCTTAGACCCACGCTCTTACGATTAGCTTAAAGTTAGCAGTCTGCGCTGATGATGTTCTCGCCAATGATCCAGCAGCATTATAATATGCAATGGAATTATCGCTGTTTTGCCTACAATAAATATTTGTCGCATCAGCCCAAACAACGACCCCACCCTCATCGCTGCCATTAATATATACGAAATTTTGCAACTCATCACCCACAGAAAAAATGTCATGGGCAGTTTTACAAATCATTCTCGCATCAATTAATTTAGGAACAGCGCCCAAGCTATGAGCCAACGTATATAAGTTACTCGCCGTTAATGTTTGCTCTGCACTAGTGAATGATCTACTTGATCCAGCAATGGGTGCATAAGCATCAACACCAGCCTTGACATTTGCAGGAGATACCAGTGTTTCTGTGGTAACCGTGCCGCCCGTCCAGTTTGATGATGGCAAAATACCCAGAGTGCCAATATCTGTTCCACCTGTTGTAACAACTTTACTATCCGCAACATAACCCACAACATTGCTTGAATTATTTAAGCGCAACAACTTAATCCAAGCCGTATCACCCTCGTTGCGCATGTAAAGCCAATCAGTATCAGTCTCATACCAAAACATATTGGCATAAGTCGTGCTTGGCGCAGATGTGCCTGAATTATTAGTTACAATAGCTTGTAACGCATTGTTTATATCCGCCCGAACCGCTGGCGCAGTAGCATTGTCTATCACGTAATCATGAGTTGCCATTAGTTATACTCCATTGAGATCACTGCTTTTTGCAATACTGGTGTAACATTATCTGCCGTAGATTTTAACACATATTTAAATAAAAAACGACCGCCGTAAAGTTCACAGGGCAATTTGACGTAATCTGTTAATGGCGAACCACCGCCAGCGGGGTAAGCTCTTGCATACACCTCAACAGATACATCCTTAAAGTTTACAGTTTGACGATCAAAGTCATCCCAATCATAATCCTTGGGCCAACTATCTATATTGCCTTGCAACGCATCAAAGTTAATATCATATGGCCCACTGTGATCCGAAAAGGCCGTAACATAAGTCGTGCTTGGAGGTGCGTAGCGCTCAACAAACAATTCACTCACAAATAAACGCACATTCTGGTCGCTACCTAAATCATCATACCCATAACTAAAGTATGTGCCTGTTGATGGTGCCACTGTGTAATCAGTAATATGGATTTCTTTGCCATAATAACCAGACCAAATCGTCGTATTATCGCGGGTGCCTACAGTTGAACTAAAGTCAGCAGTTGTCCCGCTTATTGTATAGGTTTCTGAATTGGTACGTTGATCTAAATCATTTGCGTTAATTACGATTGATGAAACTGTTCCAGCATTACCAGATTTATCATAAGGCTCGATAAAGAATGTGCCTGACTGCGCAATCATTGTCGCACTTGAGGCTGGACGCGCAACACGATTAACAACAGGTACTGTGTGGAAATCATTAAATCCTGCACCAGATGTTTCATAGTTTCTATGGATTTTATAGTGACTTAAATCGCCGCTCGCTGATGGTTCCCAATCAAGATGTAATGCGCTTCCCGCAATACGCTGTTCAATACTAGAAACAGCAGTTGGGCCAGTTGTATCATGCTGTGTAACACGACCAACTTCCGTATAAGCACCCCTTACTCCTAAAGAGTTACTTGCTCTTGCTCTAATTGAATATCTTGTATATTGAGGATTATCTACATCCTCTATAAACGCATCAATAATTTCATATCTGCCAAGATCACCACGCCCTAGAAGCGTGTACCCCTTATCTGTACCTGTTCTCAAAAATTCCCAAGCAAAAAATACATTGACGCCTTCTGATGTGCTTAAACCTGTTAAATCGCCAATTAAAACAACTGGAGCGGCTGTTTGCACCAAATACCAACCACCACCAGCCGCAGTTTGTTGCTTTTGAATAAATAGCACATCAAACTTTGCTGATCCGCTTTTACCTGATTGACTTGTGAAGAAGGTAAATTCGTCATAATCGCCTTCCTCATTCGCAAGAAACGAAACAACACCATTTGCAGATGTTCCTCGGATTTGGTCAAAGAAAGCCTCTGTTGGACCGCCAGAAGTCCATCCAAAGTAAAACCTACGTGTAAGGCTAGTAACCTCTGTAAGTAATCCACCGCCTGATCTTGCAACACCCCAAGCACCATCCACAACAGAAATAGCGCCATTGGCTAGGCTTTGATCTAAATCATTATATTTGACGGTCTGATTGTTGTATTTTAGATATTCAACCTCAACATCTTCAATTTGTGCAGCATTGTCTGACGATACGTCAACGGCGATAACATTGGTGAGATGCTGGTTAATAACACGAACCTCGTTTGTCAGAGTAATACTTACATCAGGCACATAGAATGGGCTTGCAAGCTGAGTATTATTGCTCTCAAACGTACTTTCCTCTGCATCCCAATCAAAAATCGCAGAGCTTATTTCTTGCAGCGTCATCACAACTTCAAGCGCCATGTCACCATTCAAACCAAAGGTCCATTCAATGACCTCAAATTCTTTATTCACAAAGCCCAATCTGGTGTTGTTGATTTTAATAATATCACCAACTGAAAGCTGCAAAGCTCTCAGACCAAATGATCCGCTTACTTTTAGCTGCTCCCGATTTCGATACAGCGCAATCTTTGCTATGCGTTGTGCTTGCGATGAACTGCTGACAAATGGCAAGTCCAATTCAAGTACGCTTTCTTCGCCGCCATCTATTCTAACAAATTCATCTGATTTAATCTCTGGATAGTTGGTCGGTTGCCAACTTGTTTCCTCACCGCGAAATAAGCCAATGACTTTATTAAAACCATCGCGGCGACTATTGCGGGTGCTTATTTCTAAGCCAGATCGCAAATCATCTTCATCTAAAGTAAGCACAGATGATGTATAGGCTGCTGCCTTGCATGACCATTTTCCATTGCTGTACCAAATCATGCCGCCCATCGTGGCAATGATTGATTTAATAATGTCTTGAGGATTTTCTTGCGTTAAATACGCTCCATCACAGCGATACCGTTTCTCAGTGCTGCCCCCAGATAATGTTACATTCTCATCGCAGATATTTGCAGCAGTGCTAAATGCGTCCTCATCAATCTCTGCCGTAGTCGCAATGCCCGAATAAATTAAATAGTCGCGTAAAATAAGTGCTGGATTGCGCCCGATTTCAACGCCGCTAATATCAGTAAAGGCTGTTTCACCTGTGCGAGGGTCGTAGACTTTCTTTCCGCTGATTAAGGCTGAAATGGCGGGAACGCCATTTGGGAAATCTTTCCTATTGGCATCATAATAATGACGCACAGTCAGATAAGCAACGCCAGCAGCTTTATGCTCTTCTGTCCACTGCGTATTGCTCGGCATACTTGCGAAACTCTGATCTAGCGTACCAAGGCGCTCTTGATATGATGTTGCGCCAAAAATATTTCTGGATGTTCCATCAGGTGATATTAATAAAAATGCGGTATTATAGTTTGGAATAATACCAGTATCTATAGTATTGGGGTCAATCTTTTCTTCGTTAAGATAGATTTCATCATAACTTGTAATTTCATGGTCAGCGAAGGCAATACATTGATAAAGAGTTACATTGTCGGGTAGCACGTTTTGATAAAATACTGCCCCTCCAACTCTAGGACGACCATAAATTACTTGACGCGGTGCATTTGGTAAAACCGCATTTACGCCCACGCCATAACCGCCAGATGCGTTTCCAGCTTGTTTTTGTTGCGGATTTAGTGCGTTGAGAGCATAACTTGCAGCCGTAGCCAAGGCGACTTTCGTAAATGTAACCCCAGCAAGCGCTGCGCTAAATCCAGCGCCTAAGCCACCAGTGAAAATGGTAATAGCTGCACCTGCGACTGTAGCAAAAAATCTTTGTCTTTCCCTCTTACTACCCATCGCTCAAGCTCCAATATAGCATATTTTCTGATGGATATTCTAACACAAGTCCATTATCCCCAACAAATGCAATATGCTTACCTATTGATATTCCAAAGCAAAGGGGTAAAACATTATTTTCATTTTTTGATAATTGCGCAGAGATTGATCCACGCGGTGCATAATTAGTATTTAATCTACTTAGACGATCATCTAATCCGTCAATCAAATCAGCATAATTACTTTTGCGCAAGAAGCGTTGATATTTAATCATTGCTCCGCGCTGTGTTGAATAACCATCAAGAAACTCATCTGCAAAGCCATAGCCGCGCATTTGTATTGCGGCATTATTGGCAAAAGTGATGCAATCATGCGGCCCCCATTGAAAAGGCTTATTACGAATTGCATCTATCCACTTTGCAAGACGAATATCCCAATCAGAAAACATTAGGTTCTGCCCCAATTCAAAGGCTTATTTTGCAGTTCATTAATAAAATCAAATGCACGATCCTCATCTGATGCACTTGGAAAAGCATCCCGATATTTCTTCTTCTGATATTCAGATGTATATCGCGTTACTTTTGCTCGCTGCAAATCAACCAGCTTATTCTCAACAGACAGTGAAATAGATGCCTCGTCTGGATTTTCGCTGATGTTCATCTGATCCATGTAGCCCACGAATAGGTCAATCATCACAACTGGATCACCTTCTGAACTATCCACATCACCTGTGTCCTCTAAGGTGATCGCAATGCCGTCCTCAGTAATGGTTCTGTTGCGATTGGCGTTGACCATACCAAACTTAATGCGGCATATGCGGCCCTGATAGGGCTGCTGGAGAGCCAAAGCCACAACTTCTTGTGGCAATCCCGATAAAGTTATTGTCGCACCAGCAGCGCGTAAATCAGCCGTCTCCGTTATATTTGAAACTGTCAGAAATTGACCCGCACCCGTGTAAGTATTGCCACCATGTGAGATTTCGCCAAGACCCGTCCAGAAATATAGATTGCCAGATTGTATAATCTCACCGCCGTAATTCAGCGTCTCAGTGCCAAATTCAAGATCAACCGCGAAAAATGGGAATACTTCATCAAGCGTAATGATGTTTTGAATTTGCAGCAAATCACGGGTCATGGAAGTACCTGAACTGCTGCAAATGTAATGCCATAAATTGCCGCATTATTAATTGACCAATCTTGCTCCCCTGAGTTTAGCCGCCAACGCCCCACCGCACTATCAACAATAACAGTTGCGTTGTCTGATGGTGCAGTCAAAATATTAGGCCAAAGATCAAGTGTGGCCTCGCCTGATGCGTTTGTATCAACATCTGTTAGAACTTTATAAAGTGACGCTGTTGAAGCTGATCCTAGCTGGATATAATCGCCAGCCTTTAAATAACCCGTTGCACTTGCTGGCAAGCCATCAATGGACAAAGATGCGCCCGTCTGGCCTGATCCATTAACAACAGGCGTTCCCGCTGTTGTAGATGCTGAACCACGCGCTGATGCACGGTTTGGATCACCCATAGTAAATGTGCCAGCACGTCCGTTTAAACTTAGAAGCCACGCAATCCATTCTTCTGCATTCTCATATCGCATAGGCGGCAGTTGCACTTCAGCTTCCCAACGCTTACCCGCATGGTTGTGGATTTGCTGCTTATAGGTAAACGGTGACATGGTCATCGCAGTTTGATTAACTGCACGAAGAGTTATATTAGCTATGCCTGTGACAGTTGGTAATGGTCTGGGATAAGTAATAGCCATTAGAATGCCCCCGCGAATGATCCACCGCGCCTCTTAGCGTCCAATACAGCCGCTTTAGATGCTTCTTGTATTTGAGGCAATAATCCCAAAATCTCTGCTCTTACGGTTTGTTGTATGCCTGTAGAAATATTGATGTTCTGTACGACAGTAACACCCTCTGCAGACTGACCTTTAGTGTGATCTATGACAGTCTCATTTGGGTGCAGCATAGCTAGGAAACCACCCTTGCCATCTAATCCACCAGAGCGAGGTCCAGAACCTGTGTAACCACCACCATCCATAGAATAGTCACTTAAAGCTCCACCTATATCAGACAGAATTGGATTATCTGATCCAGCAAAAATTGTCCCAAACCCCCTTATCATTTTCTGTAGTACAAGAACTCTGTAGAGATAACTAATTATGTTCCTTGACATATCCCTAAAGGCACCATCTACGCTCTTTGTCCCATCTATCATAGACATGAAAGAGTTTTCAAATTCGTTTGCTAAAGTATTAGCTATACCTTGTAGCCTCTGTTCTTGCGCCTCTAAAGCTGCTGTTTCTGCATTTATGGCTGCTATTCTATCTGCTGCTTGCTTGAGTTGAGCCTCAGTCATTTTTCCAGAGGCGGTTTTGTTTTGTTCTTTAAGATTATATAGTATCTGTAAGCGATCAGCTTCTTGATCAGATAAACCTACTATTTGTCTTTGGAGATTAGCTTGTTCTTCCATACCTTTTATTATAGAGGCCATAGATTCAGCGGGGGTTTTACCTTTTGGTGGTTTTGGTGGTGTGGTCTTAGCTCCCTCAACTCTGCTCTCACCATAGGCTTGGTAGGCCATCATTATTTGATAATTTTGAAGCATACCTGCTTGAGCAGACTTCTTTTTATTATCCTCAAAATAAGCATTTTGCAATGCCATCATATGAGCATGGGTTTGATCCGCTTGTTTTTGACGCTCTTTTTCAACCTCTTGTGCCTTATACATCGCATTTTGTTTAGCCAACTCAGCGTTTGTAATAGCTTGGTTAGTGGTCTCAAGTTGTTCCTGTCTGGCCTGAGTCTCACCATCTGTCATAAGTTTACCAGCTTGTTTATAGTAAACTTGCATCTTATCATATAATATTTGACTGTTATTTCTTTCTTCTTTAAAGCCATTTCTTCTGAGAGCAGCATACTTTGTATAAACGCTCATGGTCTCTTTAAGACCACTTTTTACCATTTCGTTTGTAAGTTTTACACTAGCTTGAATTTCTTCGTTAGTACGATCCCCCATACCACCAAAAGCAGAGGCATCAAATTCACTAAGATCTTTAAGTGAGTTTTTTGTTGTCTCAGAGGTTTTCGCTACAGATTTTTCAAAGGCATTATATATAGATTCAATAGTACCTACAAGTTCTTTTTCTCCTTCTGACAAACCATCAGTAATAAGTGCTAATTCAGTGGCAACATTTAAGGCTTTTGATAAATAATCTAACCTCTGTTCATCATTTTCTGCATATTGTGCGCCTGTCATAAATGACATAAGCATTCTAAGTTCTGTATTACGAAGGTTTCCTTCGGGATCTTTAAAACCTTTAAGGGTCATATCCAAACCAAACAGGTCAGCTAACAAAGCTCTCCTATCGGTAGCACCTGATGGGATATATTTTTCTTGGAAGCCAGAGAAAACTTCATTCATTTTAGCTTCTAATTCAGCAGAACGTAAATCTAATATGGCCTGTCTAGCTTGTCTAACACTCTCTGTGAGTTTACCAAAAGCCTCTTCTAGGTTTAAAATGCCCTCGCTAGATTTATCAAAAGCCGTATCATAAGAACCCATAATACTTATGAGTTCCTTTGTTTCATCTTGCAAATCTTTAACTTTACCAGAAGTTCCTAATAAAGCTGTGCCTAAGCCACCAAGAGCAGCAATACCTAAACCAATAGCAGCACCCCAAGGTCCAGCAAAGAAGCCAGCTAATTGAGAACCCTGCTGAGAAAATGCGATAAGAGGGTTAGTACCACCTTGAACCTGTACGATAAAGTCTTGTAACTGGTATCCAGCCTGTTGCATTGCGATCTCTTTTTGTCGCATTGCTTTGCCAGAACCATAGACTGATTTTTCAAACTTACGGAAGTCTGTAGCGGAGCCTCTTGCAGCGTTATTTAATCTAGCGATCTGATCATTTAATCTCTTTGTTTCACTGGTTGCACGTTTAGTTGAGATTAAACCAGAGTCTTGCGCTCTTTTAACATCACGTAGTTCTGCCTGTAAGTTATCTAAAAGCCTTACGGCACGGTCCACAGGAGCCGTTTCAGCTTGCATAACCAGTTTAATATCAGCCATTAAAACTACCCATGTAAATTACGTCCACACGTTTTATTGCCTCTACTTCCCAAGAAGACAATGGTGTATTCGTAAGTTCCTTCCACGCTTTTATTTGATCGTAGGTAATCGGGTTAGGGCCAGAGAAACCCATAGTTCTGCCACTGCTTAATGCAACAAAGGCAGACCAGATGTGAGACAACAAAGTGGGAAAATCAGGTCCATCCAATCCCTTTGGTCTACGTCCAGTCTGCCTTTCCACTTGTTCGAGGTGTTCACGTTCTGATATCCCGTTCTTGTCGGGCTTACTGATGGAGAACTCATGTTCTGCAAAGTCGAGAAGCTCTTCAATCAAGCCTTCTTGAAATTTAAAGAGTTACTCACCGCTTCGTCAATCTGGTCTCTAATCCAGAAGACTTCGCTATAAATCTCTTTTGCTTTACTCACAGAGAAATTTGGCTCTTCACCATCGTATGTGATGTTCCAAGATTTTGTTGTCTTGGCAAATAAATCAAGAGTGGCGTCTTCTATATCTTCAGCAGTTAAATCTACCTTCTTCTTTGACTGCGCTTGCTTTAGACGCTTGTTCGTCTGCTCATGTACTGCAGCCTTATACTCCTTAGAATGTGGAGCATACATAGTAATTACCATTGGTTCTGAATTATCATTCAGTAATGGTTCTAGTGTCGTAGGATGCACAATGTTTACATCCACAGTGTCACTTGTCGGTGTCAGGTCTTTCAAGTCCATTGGGTTTCCTTTCGGGCTAGTCGGGTTTTAAAGTGAGGGGAGCAGCACCCGACAACCACCCCCCTCATCCTAGCTAGGATTCTTATGCACCAGACTTCGTAATTTGAAGAATGGTATTTGTATTCGTTGTTGAAGAGCTAAGATCCTCATCAGTACGAAGACCAACAAAAGACATGTTGATAATACGTGATGTCGGACCGTCCACCCCTACGTCAGCAGAGTTTACCTTGATGCGTGGGAATAGGAATGTGAGGGTGTTTGACCCATCTCCTACAGAAACTTCAAGTGCTGATTCTGTTTCATTCAAGAAACGGTTGATCAGAGTTGCATCCTCAAAGTATGCTGAGACTGTACCTTCAACAGATACCGTACCAAACTCAAGGGCTGATGGTGTATCCTCACCAATAACCAGAGTTGGAGCAAAGTTGTTTGTGACAGTAAAATCAAGGGCAGTGATAAGCGTCAATGCTGAACCAAGTGTACCCTTGTTACCAAGTTTGATGTCACCTGAGTAAGCATCAAATGGTTCATTACCAGCAGAAGCATCTTGTGTCTTCTGTGTAGCGCCAATAGTCATTGTCTTGCCAACCATACCAAAGGTAGCTGTTACCATTTGGTTGGGAGCCATAGAGACTGCCATTGTGTTTACTGCGCAACCTGTGAACAAACGTGCTTGGTCTACGTCTGCTGAGTAATCCTCAATCGACAGAAAGGTAGGTGTAGTACCTACGATAGCTGCGTTAGTTACAGTTGTAGATCCATCGCCAGCAGTGAAGCCTGTAGCGAAGTCATTATCTGACATAAGAGCAGATTGCATAAGAACGTCAAACTCAGCGTGACGTAAATCTGCTACAATGTCTCCACCCACAACTCTGTTACCATGACGGTCAACGCGAGGCATACGGTCAGCTTGAATGTCAGTACCAGCAACACGATCTTTGGTGAGATTGAGTGAGTGAGTTGTGAAAGGCAGGTTTTGAAAGTTACCTGCTGGTGTCGTACCAAAAGTTGCTTCCTCTTTGAACGACAGAGTAGAACGAGAGCCTTGTGCGAAAGCCATTTAGTTTCTCCTAATTATAGACGTACCAGCCGATAGTGACTGGTATGAAGTACCAAGGAGAGGAGAGCCTACCTTCCTCTCTCTCTGCATAATCTATAGAGATTGTCTTTGAGTTAAACGTAATGTCTGTCGTTGCATCAAAGTCTTCTATTATGCTATTTGCTAGTGTATCACCAGCACTAGGGCCATTACCCTCTGCCACAAAGCAATCTACTCTGAATATACCTAAGTAGAGTTGTTGTGGGTTGGAACCCCTTACTGCTGGTCTACGAGTGGTTGGGATAAAAGTAGGTCTAACCCAAGATGTTCCTGTAGTCGGATCGAAAGAAATATTCTCATACGCTATAGATGGAATACCAGAGACTTGAGAAAGTTTTTGCTCTAGGCCACGTCTTATGTCAAGGTATATGCTACTCATCCGTGAAGCCTTATTAATTTACCCTTTATAACACGCCCTCTGTCTTTACTATCGCCATAATCTACATACTCTGCGTGAGGTGCGCCATTACGAAGTACAGCCACTTTTGTGCTTTCTAAGTCAGGGATTTTATCTATATCAGATAGAAGGTTTTGTTCACCCTCTTTTCTCATGTCTTCTTCATTAGGGGCTTTGGGCCTATTGAGAGAACTTTTACCCCTTGGTCTACCTGACTTGCCTGTCTCAAACGACCAAGATGTAACAAAAGCACCAGTGTCTACAGGGGAGAACCTAACTGCATCCCTTGCAATCGCCGCAAATTCATTCTTTACTTCTTCTAAAATGCTGGTCTTAGCAGCCTCTATTTTTCTAGCTATAGCTGCTTCATCAATTTTGACAGAGGATTTAATCATTCGCTTACATCACAAATATAGCAGAGGGCAGTGCCATCAGAGAACATAGTGAGGACGTTATTGATATGAACCGTATTTCCATTCCCTAAGATCTCATCTTCTGTGTCTGGGGAAACCGCAAGACCTAGAGCGGGAATTACGCATTTACGTACACCTCTGTTTATGTTCTCAGGGTCAATCACCCCAAGGCTATAATTATAGAAGTATCCTGTAAATGAATAGTCATCTGAAGTGGTACTAGATACAGTGCTAGTGGTCACGTCATAAGAACCATAGGTTTTCTTACGAAGAGTAAGCGTTTGCCCATGCTCTCCTACAAGATTTAAGAGATCGTATGCCCGAAACGACATTACTCATAGTCCCTGATATATTGTTCATCAGTTGGGGGGTTATCGAACTGGCCTTTAGCAAAGCTAGAATCAGGTCTATCAGTCAGTCTACGGTTAGCTCTGATAACTGCATTTGAGATACCACCAGCACGTAGACTTGCAGATGTCATAGAATATTTCTGACCTTGCTCACGAAGGTCTGCAGACAGGGCCTTATACTGTTTAGCCAAATCACTGTAATTTGATGATAAGGCCCCATCCAATTTTGTAGTAACCCTTCTAGCGAATTTAGCAGCGATAGAACTAGCTGCCCAAGCACCCGCAAAGTAGACGTTATCATTAGCTTCAGATAAGGCGAAAGTAATCTCTTCATTCTTGATCAATTGATCATTCGTATCAGTATCACCAATAAGAAGTCTAACGACATTCAGCCTACCTGATGATGTAGTCGTTACGAGATCAGTTTCGTCATAAGTCCAAGCCATTAGTCTGCCTCTAGGTCTCCATGTCTCCCCCGCCAAGAGCGAATGAAACCGATTTGCTTATCTTTGATCTTAGAGACACGACATTTCTTTCTGTCGTACTCAGCTTCGTTAGAAGTTTTTGCCTTAACTTTATCGTTGATGGTCTTAACAAGGATTGCAAGTTGTTCTACATCCATATCAGTGAGACCATCTCCGACAGAAGGCTTTAGGGTTGTTTCCAGTTCTTCGTTGTGGTGAAGATGATGCTCATTGTACATACGTTCAATGTTAGCTTTCGGGAGACCCCGCTCCTTCCAAGGAACGAGATCACCTTTAGCATAGCGTTTACCACTCATCAGCAATCCACTAGGATTACGCACGAAGACTGGCTTATCATATTGGAAAGGTGGTCGGGTCATTCACCTACTCCTTATGACAAGATTGTGTTGAAGAACACACCAAGGTCTGCACCTACAACCTTTTGGTCATAAGCCATGTTAGCTTCAAGAAGCTCTGCAACACCTTCAACACGCAGGAAGTCACCTGTGTAAGAACGAATGTCGATACCATAACCAGATGCGTTATCCAGTTCGTTCCATGTGAAGTTGTACCCTGCTGATGGAACCATCAATCCTGCAGATTGTGGTGCATAGTAGAGAGCAGCTTTCTTGGTTGCTACAAATGCAAGAGACTCAGAAAGACCTTCTTTTGCAGTGTTCTCAATCGCGTCAACGATGTAGTATTCTGCAACTTCAAAGATCTCAGCAAGTTTAGCTTGCGTTACCAAAGCGGTGTTAGTAACTGTTGCACCACCGTTGATACGTGCCAGAACGTCTGGGTGGTTGACCAATGTGTCGTGAACATCACGGGTAACAACCATTTTGTTTGGCTTAAAGCCACCAGAAGCAACTTGCATCGCACGACGAGCAGTTGTTACGTCAACGATTGGAGTTGAGTTTGTGTAGTCATCCCACTGTGTGACTTCTGCTGCAGTGTCGTTGTCAGCATTTGCAACACCAGTGTACTCAGTTGTCCAGATGCTTGTTCCAAAGAACGTAGACATGAAACGCTTTTCACGGTCAATCAAGAGATTGTGTGTGAGCATTTCGGATGCACCGCGACGAATATCCAAAGCAGTGTCAGCATTTGCCAGCGTCTCAAAGTCAAAGTCTGTAGACAAAGACCGCACGTCACAAGTGTACGTTGCGTTTGAGATTGACATACCGATACGCTGTGAACGAGTACGTGGAGCGCGAGGCTGAACTTCATTGCGGAAGAAGTTCTCGCGGTCATAGATGTAATACTTGTTGGTCTTTTTATCAACAGGTACGTTTGGGAAAACCTTATCAGCGATAAAGTTGTCTTGTGATTGTAGGTACGCTACTGTCAGGTTTGTTAATGGCTGATCAATATGTACCTGTGAGGCGGTTAGCATAGGCATTGTTGTTATTCCTTCCTATCTATAGGTTACGCTAGGATGTTGCCGCCTTGGATAAGCTCCATAGCGATGACTTGACCGTCAACGCCAGCTTCCATTGCGTATCCCATAGAAACATCTCCTGATGCTGCTGTAATAGCGTCACCAGATGCGTCCGTTTGAAGTTGCGCACCAGCAGCAACAGTGCCGCCGCATGTGATGCGAGTTTGACCAGAAACAACAACAGTTGCCTCTCCACCTGATGCTGGGTCATTTTCTAAAACGCCAAAGCAACGCTCTCCTGCAGCGTCTGCAAGATCAACTTGACCATCAGATTCTAGTGTTACGAATTTAAACTGAGAAGATGATAGATCTTCGCCAGCAATTAGTGAGCGTGTTTCACGTGATTGTGTTACAGCCATGATTACTCATCCTTTTCATAAGTTTTAGCGATAAGGGATTTACCCTCTGCTGTTTTAGAGATGGCATCAAAAGCAGCGTATTTGTTGACCTTATGCTCTTCGGCATAGGCGTCTACCATCTTGTCTAATTTAGATTGTGGATCAGACATGTCGGCCTCGACAACTTTCTCTCCCACTTCATCCATAGCAGCAGCAAAGGCAGCGTCTGCGCCCTTAAGTGCCTCTAGGACTTTTGCATCACCCTTAATAACATCAAGCAACGACATAGCTACTTCAACGTCAAAGTGTGGTAATTCAGCTTCAGCTTTCTTGCGCAGTTCAATCATCTGCTTTTCAACTTTAGCTTCCTCAAGAGCTTTCAAGACAGGCTCTGGAATGTCAGCCTTTACGACCATCTCTCCATTAACCTCAATCGTCTCTACGATCTCTTCTTTTTTCTCAACGACTTCACCTAGCTCTTTGCGTAGGCTTTCGTTTTCTTCTTTCAGAGCGATAAGTTCTGCTTCCAAAGAAATATCCTCGTCAGCTTTCTTCATATCATCCTCGTCCATCATTTTCTTAGCTTCTGGGAAAGTGTAACCTTTATCCATGTAGCCACGAAGTTTAGCCTTGAGGTCATCAGACATCTTGTCCATTTCCTCCATTTCGGCATCACTCATTTTGTATGCTTTTTCCATATTTTCCTCTTCGGAATCACGCTTGAACAGAGCAACTTTGGCAGACGCATTCGCAGGACGGTCAACCAAAGATAGTTCGTCAAGCTCAAGTTGCTTAAGAAGATGCATCTTCTAGTTTCTCCTTGATTGCACGACCACCGATACTGAAGGCCGCAAGTTCTCCAGATTTGACCTTATCCCAGACGTCATCGTCGTAGACTTTGTAAGCTACAACCCATCCTTCACGGTCACTCTGTATGCCAAGGCTCTCACCGATTTCTTTGGTGATAGGCAGAGAGTGAATTACACGCCCTGTCATTTTACCTGTGTGCATTGTTTTACCAACACGAATATGTTCCATAAAATCATTTACGGCTTTCACAAGTGTGTCAGCTTCGATAACATCACCTTGACGGTCAACAACACGTTCACCATTCTCAGTAATGACAGAGGCCCACCCATAGACAATACGTTGCTCTTCGTCTGCCTTAAGGATCTTGCCCTCAATTTCTGTTTTAGTTAAATCACTCACTGTGGCACCTTTCTCCCACATACGACAAGACCAATATCTCGCAGTTGTCTTATCAGTTGCAGTATCGCACGAATGACGACTACGAAAGTTGGCTCTGGCTTTGGGATCATCACGGCGTATCTCCATGTTAGGATCACCGAAAGTTACTTTTTTGGTTTTATCACCATCTTTGACGTAAACACCAAACTTTTTGCTTGATCCAGAAGGCAATCTGAATGGCTTGTTTAGAGGTCTGTCTGCTTTATCAATGGCTGCTTGGGTAGGCAATTCACTCTCATCCCACACGTCATTCTTTCTTGTTGACAGGGGGTGTTTAGTAGGGAGTAAATCAGTATCGTGTTTACCGCTACGGAAACGACCAGTGCGAATAGTACGTAAGAAGTTGTTGACACGTGCCATAGCCCATTGTTCTTTAGAGGACACGTTAGGTCTTACAGAAGAGGGGTTGGTTTTGTATGCACCGATACCCCTGTCATAAACCTGACGTAAGGTGGAAGCAGTTACTTTACCTTTACCCCCATGTTTTTTATTGTGGTCGCTTGCCTTGCTTTCCAGCGTAGACATGTCCACTTTGGTGATCTCTTGGATGATAGCGGTCAAGACCCTAGAAAGCAAATCATCAGGCTCTTCCTTGTCTTCTATATCTCCAAGCTCATTATAGTATTCCATGTACGCTTCATGCGTAGCTGCTGGCATATAGAAGGCTTGACCATTCATAAAGTGTGTATGGATTTCTTCACCAAGTCCCATCATTCTGGCTCTTGTGCGAGCTTCTGCAGGATTGGTAAATAAGTCCTCATCCATCTGTCTTTTCTCTACTGCAGACCAAGCAGCAGCAAAAGCTCTCTGCTCACTCTTGGTGTCTGCATAAACTGAATTAAAGACACGACGAAACTGTGTATGTTTTTCCTCTGGCACGGTTTGCCTCACTGCTTTTGGAAGCTCTGAATTACGAGAATAGGGCATTAAAGTACCTTAGCTATATAACCTTTAAAGATACCAAATACTATGGCATTGTTGGTTGGAGTTTCGACTCTTACACGAACATCTGCATTCTTTGGTACGATGATTGCAGGGTCTAAGATAATGTTAGAACCGCCCCCATTGGAAGACGCTGTAAAACATCCTTTTGGAAGAAATACTTTACCTACTTCCCTGATTTCGACATAAAAATCAACTGCTGCGCTGGTTTTGGAACTTACAGCCCCATAAAACCCAGTCATTATATAATAATCAGTATTGCTAAAGGTTGTGGCAGCTTTTAGGGACTGTTGAAAGCCTTGAGGTATATCAATGTGGATTTTTGTAGCGTCTGTGGGAATGCCACCTGAGATAGTGGTATTCTCATAGACTACAACTCTTCCTACTAACTCTGTACTATTGTTATTGTACATACGTGAAACACGCGCAAGGTCTGTTGTTAGAGATACAGCATTCTGTCCATTTAAAGTTGCTGTCTGTACGACAAAAGTGAACTTATTATCAGCTAGGGTGTGTCCCTCAATGGTAACTTCTTGTGTATCAGAGGCAGAAGAGGAAGACACAAAAGAAATAGTGTTATCTGTAACGTAACTTTCGTTTTGACCAACAGTCCAAACAGTTTCAAGGGTGTTTGTACTTAATGAAGCAGAACGTCCAAACTTGATAAGAGACTTAGCCTTACGATCAATGGAGACTTTATCTCCATAAGTCTGCTGGATCTCACGTTCAGCTTGAACAAGTTTCCCATCAGGGACTTCGTAAGCTCTTCTCGACCAACCTCCTAACATTTGCTCTATTTCCTGTGTTTCTTGGATTACAACAGCGTTGAGATCATCTGCGCTTTCCAACTCAGGGAAAGGAGTTATGATATTTCCCGCTGTTAGGCTATGGGCCTGTGTTAAGGTTGTTTGGCCTAGACTTGGTGTACCTGTTACAAGAGACGTAACGCTAAAGTTTTCTGCTTCTGTAGCTGTTGCAGAAGGTACAACAGGAAAGCCAGTTACAACACTATTTACTTGAAGGCTATGGCCTTGAGTAAGACCTGCAGTAGAAATTACAACTTGACTAGAAACAATAACTGTAAGAGTTAAGTTGTGATCTTGACTTACGCTCGTTGTAGCAAGGTCTGGGGGGTTTGTAGCTACAGAGGCAGAGTTTAAGCTATGGCCTTGTGTAATAGCTGTAGTGGCTAATACAGAATTGCCTGTAGAGATATTAGCAGGACTTGAATTGTGGTCTTGACTTATATTTGTTGTGGCAACACTTGGAGAACCTGTTATTATGCCATCTGTGGCAATAAAGTTCTCATTGATAATCGGTTCACTAGCTTCAGTAAGAAGTAGGTCAGAACTCTCCTGTAATATCCTACTGGACATGACCTAACCCTTTTATGCTGGGTCAGGAATACCGATAGTGAACGACCCTAAAGAAAATGTATTTCCCGAAGTTACAACTTGTGAGGTTGTTAGATCCCCTGTTGCATACAGAGTTGTGCTACCATTTGTAATAGCATAATATGCAGCGGTGCCTGAGCCTGTAACACTTGCGTCTGATACAGCAGAGACAGTTACCTCTCGACCACCCCCTGTACGATCTGCAGGAGAACCAATGGTAATTGTATCTGTACCTAATGTATAGGTAGAGGTGGCCTCTGTATAGGTAGTAGGCTCTGTAGAACAGATATCAATTCGTGTACCGTTTGTTGTAAGTGTCGATAGGCCACTATCGAATACAGCATTAGCTAGAGTTGCCATTTTCTGCTACTTTCTTAGGTGGAAGTTCTGCGTTAGCCAACAGAGCATTCACAATATCATCCTGATCACTCAGGTCTATGTTAGCGCCATTCAAGTTACGTAGATAACTACCAAGTTCACGTAGATCATGTGGGGCAACATCACCAGCGCAGATTTTTGGCATAAGGTCAAAGTTAAGTCCGTTGATATGCCAGAGTGGTTCAATCAATTGCTTATTCAACACATCAAAGATAGAGTTGATATAGCTCTCCATAGAACGTAGGAACAAGTCAGTTTTAGATTTGCTTAACGCATAAGAGCCATTTGCCCCTGCACCCAACATCAAGAACTCAGCCATAACGCTCCTAGCAATATCGTGCTGATAGCGGCTGATGATAGGGTTGATATCAATGTTGCGAGAGCCATTACTTGTAATAAGTTCAATATCGACAATTCTCTGATTAGTTGGTTTTCCATCTATGTCTCTATATACATCAGAAGGCAACAAAGCATAGCCTTGTTCATTGAACTTAAGATCTCTTAGGATCTTTTCCATCTGGCTACGTACTGATACTTGATCAGCAGTTGCATCAGGGGAGAGATACTCTGCAGCAATCCTTCCAATAGGAACACCATGAAGTTCTCTTTCAACAGCTATGGCTTCCACACTCTGAAAGTTCTTTAGGTACTGATACGAAGTATAAGCGTTCCGTAAGATAGAACGACCAGAAGGATCATTATTTGTATTTGTTGTTCTATAATGCAGTAGCTTACTAGCAGGAATGTAAGTAGACTTTAAGCCATAGTTTTGTTCTTGTTTAACACCTAAAACATCGCCTGTTGTTTTATTAACATCAAAGCTCTCTATGGTCCATTGCGCCCTAGAAGCCAGCTTCCTTACGCCTATCCTACCATCAGAATATCTGCTGTAAGATTTTGGATCATCTGTTTTAGGTCCACGTCTACGTTTATAGACCACCTCAAACAAAGAAAACCCAAACGTCAAATGCGAAAGGGCTTCTGCAATGTGATCATCAAGAGAGTGTTCCATATCCTTTAGGATAGTTTCGACAAACTCTGCTTCTTTTCTACCTGCTGCTGTATCTTTAGCTGGTTCGACATAATAATCTACATCACGCAGAACCTGCTCTGTGGCATACATAATTGCGCCGATAGTGCTATCATTGTCTCGCATCTCACGAAACTTATTGATAGCTCTTTTACCTTTAATCTCTTGCAGAAACTCATCTGCACGAATAGTCCCATTGCGGGTTTGCTCACCGCCTTGGCCTAACTCTAGTTTACCTAGCTGTTCACTAATCTTCTTCATTTAGGCCACTAAACCTTTTGCGCTAGAGTAAGCAAGTCTTAAGGTAGGGGTTGGATTACCGTGGTGCATTAGGTCGGTCAATGCCCACACGCAAGCGTCTAACCTATCGGGAGATCCTAGAGAACCTAAAGGCTCCCAAGTTCTCATTTGCGTTTCCAACTCGTCAAGACCTTTAACATGCTTGACTTTATGTTTTTCATAGAGTGCAGATATAGGTTCAGCCCTAGCCATTTTTCCTCGACTAGCATGTACAAGGCGAATAGGAACTGTTTCATCTTCTGCTTCAAGTGTCCTACGGACCATTTCACCGCCTTGGTTCCTTTCGGCAACAATACGATCCGCACTATACTCCCTGTACAACGAGATAGCCTTCGCTGCCCATTGTTGAGGGCTAAATCTGTCCGTGGCATCTTCAAGTACGTATCCAATCCCGTTTACATCTACACCAGCAACAATAATACCAGTCATGTCAGATTCTGTCTTAGCTGTTACAGCAGGGTCTACAGCAACAACAATACGATTGAGTTCTGGTACTTCACTTCTTTCAATGGTACACTCGTCAAGCATTTCTGTTGTCCAGAGTGCGCCATCAGCTTCTTCCAATATCTCAGCATAAAGTTCCTGTCGCCCTAACCTTGTTCCTTCATACTCTTTTCTAACTGTATCAAGGAATGGCTTTGCCAAGTTATCTACGTTATCAAAGGTAGATCCTCTGGTAATGTAGCTATCAGGAGAGGCAATTAGGCCCCTCATCAACTTGGTGGGCTTTGGTGTAGTTGTTACCATCACCCTTGGTTTACGACCAAGACGTAAGGTAAATTGCAACATATCCCAAACATCTTGCTGGTTACGCCAAGCTGCAACCTCATCTGCCCAAGCTGCATGAAACTGTGGTCCACGTAAACGCTCTGGGTCTTCTGCAGAATAGAACTCTACCTTAGCTCCATTCTCCCACGTTAGGGTTCTGTTGGTAGGCGACCAAACAGGAAACCCCATCTTACCGCCTCTGTGTGTCTTGTCACCCTTCCAACAAACATTAAGGAAACCAGACTCACCCTCTACCATAACCCTTCTAATATCTGAGTTTGTAGGAGCAACAGCAGCAATACGTTTCTTACCAGATTTAACTTGCTCTCTAACCCACTCAACGCCAGCCCTAGTCTTTCCCCAACCACGACCAGCAAGAGCTATCCAGACATTCCAATCACCTTCTGGTTCTAGCTGTTCTTGTCTAGCCCAGAAAGGCCACAGATACCTAAGCTCCTCAGCTTTATTCTGCCCTAGTTCAGAAAGTACCTGTTGTAGTTTTTCGGGTGGTAGTGACCTAAGATCACTCGACGTTATCTTCATTTTTTCCAAGCAACGACATCAAAGTGTTTATCGCACCCTCATCAAGATCGGGGTCTTCAGACTGCTCAACCTCATTAATAGTTTGAGTAGGAGACCAACCACCCTTAGACCGTAGATAAAACTCAGCAGCTTTAAAATCGCCATCAAGTGCCTGTTGAACAACAATAGCACCAACCTGACCTATAATCTCAGCACGTTCTTCTGAGATCATCTGTCCATAGATCTTATAGAGAGTATTCGTAGAACGTGGGGCATTCTGATACTTCTGTATCGACCCCATAATGTCTTTCATCGACACACCGTTACGAATACCCTCACGGATCTTCTTTGCGACAACTTCGCTATATGGTAATGCTCTGCTATCAGTCACAATCTACGGCCCCCTGTTAGCTTACCAGCTAACGGTTAGTCGATTAAAAATCGACCATTGTTAAAATTCCCCAAGTGCATCGGCATGACTGTCTCTCAAAACAACAATACCCTAAAGATTTGTCATGGTTGACTTGGGAAAACCCTCATTAGCTTTAAGCTAATTGTTAATCAATCCTTAATTGATCATACTTAAGTATTATACTTAAGTTTATGGGATATATTATATATTAATATATATCCCATTTACTATAGTTTATATACTTAAGTATATCTCTTATGTATATATAAGTGCTTTTTTTGACATTTTATACACACTTTTTACAACTTTTTTATAAGTTGTTGATAACAAACGAATCTTTTTTGTACTTTTTTTTGTTTTCGGATATGGGGTGGGTAACGCTCGGATAGCCGAATCACCCGTAAGAATATAGGGGGCCCCAACTTGGGTATGTCAAGGGGGCAAAAGGATAGGTTGACAAACGAGAAATATATACGCTCGGATAGCGAATCGCC